TTCTTGGTCCACTCCGGCCAGGACCTGCTGATCCACGAAGTCCAGCCGGCCACGATCGCCGCGGAAGCCGCCGAATGAGCTACGCCACGCTCACGGACCTGATCGAGCGCGCCGGCGATGCCGAGGTGCGCCAGATCGCCGACCGCGACCGCGACATGATGATCGACCAGGACGTGGTGGACGCGGCGCTCGTCCATGCCGACAACCTGGTCAATGGCTATCTGGCCGTGAAATACGACGTGCCGCTTGCCGCGGTGCCGGACCTGGTGCGCACCTGGGCGGTGTCGATCGCGCGCTACATCCTGCACAGGAATGGCGCGCCCGAGCATGTCTCCCAGGACTACAAGGATGCCGTCGCGGCGCTGAAGGACGTGGCCGCCGGCCGGATCGCCCTGCCGGTCGCGGCGGGCGCCGAGCCCCTGGCGTCGGCCGGCGGCGAGGTCATGGCATCGCATCCCGACGAGGTCTTCACCGCCGACCGGCTGAGAGGCTGGTGATGCTGGAGCTTGTCGTCGCGCGCCTCAATGACGCCGCACCGGGCCTGACCGCTATCGAGATCGCCGAGGACATCGACGCGATGGCCGACCGCGCCGGCATGGTGGAGAGCGGGTCGGTCATCGTCATGCCGCTGCGCGAGGCGGCAGAGCCGAACGTGCTCGCCACCGGCGGCCATCGGCAGCGGGTGCGGGTGCAGTTCCTTATCGGGATCGTCATCCGCCACTACGACGACGCGATGGGGGCGGAGCGCGCCAAGACGTTCGACACCCTGAAGACGACCGTGGAAGCCGCGCTGACCGGGTGGGAGCCTGACCCCTACGCCGAGCCCTGCTCGCTGGTCGCCGGCGAAAGCAACCCGGTGACCACGGGTGTCAGCATCTACGTGCAGACCTGGGAAACCGCCCGTTACCTGACAGGAGTGTGACGCATGTCCGAGACCTCCCAGCCCCTCCCGTCCGAGGGCGGCAGCTACATCCGAACCGGGAAGGGCGAGCTGGTGCCCGCCCCGGTCCATGACGCGCCGGAGCCCGCGAAGGCCCCGCGCAAACCGCCGGTGAAGGAGACGTGACATGCCGTTGAAATGGAACCGCAAGGTCCTCCTGGCCAAGATCGAGACCACCTACGGCACCGATGCCGCGCCGACCGGCGGGGCGAATGCGGTGCTGGCAACCAACGTCCAGCTGAGCCCGATGGAAGGCCAGGACGTGAGCCGGGAGCTGGAGCTGGTCACGCTCGGGGCCCAGCCGACGGTGCCGGTCGAGGTCCACGCCAAGCTCACCTTCGAGGTCGAGCTGGCGGCCTCGGGCACCGCCGGCACCGCACCCGCCTGGGGATCATTGCTCAGGGCCTGCGCCGTGGCCGAGACGATCGCGGCCGGCGTGTCGGTGACCTACAACCCGGTGAGCCTCGCCCACGAGAGCGCGACGCTCCATTTCTGGGTCGAGAACACCAGATACGCCCTCGTCGGCGCCCGCGGCACCGCGGCGATCCGCGTCGAGGCGCAGAAAGTGCCGAAGATCGCCTTCACCTTCACCGGGCTATTCACCGCGCCCGCGGAAGCGGCGCAGGCGACGCCGACGCTGACGTCGTGGCAGAAGCCGATCGTCGCCACCAAGGCCAACACGCCGGTCTTCACCCTGAACGCCCAGGCGCTGGTGCTGCGCTCGCTGGAACTCGACCTCGCCAACGAGGTGGTGACGCGGTTCCTGATCGGATCGGAAGGAGTGCTGATCACCCAGAAGGCCGAGAAGCTGACGGCGACCGTCGAGGCGGTGCCGCTGACGACGCTCGACCCCTACGCGCTGGCGCTCGCCCAGACGGCGGTGCCGCTCGTCCTGACCCACGGGGTCGGCGCGGGCAAGGTGGTGACGCTGAACGTGCCGCTCGCGCAGATCCAGCGCCCGTCGGCGATGGGGCAACAGCAGGGCATCGTCGAATGGCCGCTGAGCCTGGTGCCGCAGGTGAACGCCGGCAACGACCAGTGGACGCTCACGCTGACCTGAGGAGGCGACGCATGCCGAGATACACCCCTGACAATACCCGCGGTCGCATGGTCCGCATCACTCTCGATGGCGAAGAAGTGAAGTGGTGCAGCGAGGCGGATGACGAGCTGGGCTTCGTCGTGGCCGAAGAGATCGTTGGGAAGACCATCAAGCCGGTTCTGCGCACAGGCGTGGTTGTCGTCAGTTTTCCCGAGGCAGAGCAGGAGATTTGAATGTTCAGGGTGATCGAGGAGCCGCAGTTCGTCGAGGACGTGGCGGTGGAGGTTCCGGACGGGACCGGCTGGCGGCCGGAGGTGCTCAGGACCCGGTTCCGCGCGCTGAAGGTCTCGGACATCGACACGCTGAACGAGGATGGCGGCGCGGTTGCCGTTCTCGACCGTGCGGTCGTCGATTTCGAGGACCTGGCCGACGAGGCCGGCAAGCCTGTGCCCGGCGACGGCGAGTGGCGGGCGCGGCTCCTGGAATACCCGTTCATCCGCGTCGCACTGATCCGCGCCTACTATGCCGCCCAGTCGGGGCTCCGCTCGGGAAACTCCGCGCCTTCGGCCGCGCCTGGGCGCGGGGCGAGCTGAAGGGGGGGACCCGTGACGAGGCCCGCCGCGATGCAGAGAGGTTCGGTCTGGAGCCCCCGCCGGCCCCGGAGCCCTTCGGCCTCTGGGCGGAGCATCTCGGGCCGGCGCGCGCCTTCCTTGCCGTCGACACCCAGTGGCGCGTCGCCTCTGGAGGCTTCGGCATGGCGGTGATCGGGCTCGACTACACCGCTGTCAGGATCGGGCTCAGGGCGCAGGGGATCCCGCTCGATCCTGACGGCTGGGCGGCACTGAGGCTGATCGAGGCCGGTGCGATCGAGGCGATGAACGAGGCCCGGACATGAACTGGAGCCGTCCATGACCGCCTTCAACGTCGCCATGCTGCTCACGGCCGACAGCACCCAGGCGCGGCGCGAGCTGAAGGGTGCCGAGGCGGAAGTGCAGAAGTTCGGTGCGGCCGCGCGCCAGGCGGGCAACACCGCCGCGGCCGGCTTCGACAAGGCCGGGGCGGAGATCCTCCAGTTCCGCCGCGCCTCGACCGGCGCCACCTCGAACCTCGTGGCGCAGTTCAACGACGTGGGCCAGATGCTGGCGGCCGGCCAGTCGCCGCTGCTCCTCGCCGCCCAGCAGGGCACCCAGATCAGCCAGGTGCTGGGCCCCCTCGGCGCCGCGGGCGCGGTCCGGGCGCTCGGGTCTGCCTTTCTCGGCATGCTGTCGCCGGTCAACCTCGCGGTCTTCGGCGCGGTGGCGGCGCTCGGCCTCCTCGGCACCGCGCTGCGCGGCCTGCTCGGCGAGACGCAGTCGGTCGAGGACGCGATCGGCGAGCTTGAGGCGGCGGCGAGGTCATGGCGCGACGCGGCAAAGGTCGGCAGCGACGACCTTCTCCGCGAGTTCGGGCGGATCACGCCGGAGATCGTGGCGCTGCAGCGCGAGATGACCAACCTGGCGTTGACCAATCAGCTCCTGAAAGCGGCCGAGGCGGCGGCAGTGCTGGGCGGCGAGTTCGATCGTATCGACGACTGGCGCAGCCGGTCCGGCGATATCGCGAAGTTCCTCGACGTCGAGCCGGCGCTGTCCGGCCGGCGCAATGCCGCGAGATCGGTCTACGAGAACCCCCTGATCGGCAACTTCGACCGCCAGTTCGAGACGCTCGCCACCTCGCCCGACCTCGACGCACAGATCGAGGCGCTGCGCACGATCCGGGGGATCATCACCGAAAATGTCGATCTGAATGCGGCCGGAAACGAGCGCCAACGCGAGTTCCTCGCCTCGGTACAGGCGCTGGAGCGGGAGCTTCTGGCCGTGAAGGCCGCGCAGGACGGCATCGGCTCGGCCCAGCAGGTCTCCGAAGAAAAGCTCCGGAGCATGATCGCCGGGCTCGAGGACGAGCGCCGCATCAAGGACCTCATCCGCCAGCACGGCGAGGACAGCCTCCAGGTCGAGGCCGCCCGCGTCGAGGTCGAGCGGCAGGCGGTCCAGGAGATGCTGGCGGCGAGTGATGCATCCGGTGAGCTGAAGCGCCAGTTCCTCGCTGCCTGGGAAGCCGCCAATGGTGTTCAGGCCGCCAGCGGCGATTTCCTTTCGACCCTGCTCGACGTCGCCGGGGCGGGCGAGGACACCAGGCGCGCGATCGAGGATGCCTGGGCGGCGATCACAGGTGCCGCCGGCGAGACCAACGTCTGGGCCGGAGCCATGTCCGGGGTCGCGGCCGAGGTGCGCGGCATCTGGGCGGCGCTGGGGTCGGTCGTCAAGACCGGCATCGCCAATGCGTCCAGGCAGATCGAGATCGAGGCGCTGCGCTCGGGCCAGTCGGTCGCCGAGGCCCGCCGCACCGTCATGGAGGCGGAAATCCGGCGCGAGGGCGAGGCCCGGCTCGCCAGCGCCCGCAGCACTGCCGAAGCGACCACCGTCTGGGTCGAGACCGAGACGCGGATCAGAGGTGTCGAGCTCGACCGCCAGATCGAGGCGGAGCGCCGGGCGGCGGCCGAGCGCGACCGTGCCGCGACGCGGGGTGCCTCGGGCCGGTCGGGGTCGCGCGCGGCAGAGGTATCCCACGGCCAGCGGCTGATCGCCACGCTCGAGCGCGAGCAGGAGCTCTTGCGCGAGACCGACCCGGTGCAGAAGGAGATCATCCGCAACCGCGAGGCGCTCGCCCAGTTGATGGGCGCGGAGCGCGCGCGCGCCGAGGAGCTGATCGGCGTCAATGTCCGGCTGCGCGAACAGCAGGCGGCGGAGAAGCAGGGCTGGGACGACACGAAGCAGGCCGCCTTCGATGCGCTCGACGGGTTGATCCGGAGGGGAGAGAGCGCGGCCGAGGTGATGGCGAACCTCGCCGACTGGATCGCCGAAGCATTCCTGCAATCGGCGCTGCTCGGCACCGGGCCGCTCGCCGGCCTCTTCGGCGGCCAGGGCACCGGGCTTCTCGACATGCTCGGCAAGGGCCTCGGCATTCCCGGCGTGGCGACCGGCGGGCTGATCACCGGGCCTGGCGGGCCGACCTCGGACAGCATCCTCGCCCGGCTCTCGAACGGCGAGTTCGTGGTCAACGCCGCAGCCACCGCGCGCCACCGCCCGCTTCTGGAGGCGATCAACACGGCGCCGCGCTTTGCCACCGGGGGCATAGTGGGCGGCGGGGCCAATTCCCCCTTCGCGCCCGGCGGCGGGGCGCCGGCGGCCGTCGTCGAGCTGAGGCTGTCGGACGATCTCGACGCCCGCATCGCCGAGACCTCGCAGGCGGTTTCGGTCCGCGTCACCCGCGCCGGCATCCAGGAATACGACCGCAAGGCCATGCCGAAGAAGATGCGCGCGGTCCAGGCCGACCCGAGGAGGGTGGGATGACGCTGTCCTTCCCGCTGTCGCTGGCCAATTTCTGGGACCAGCTCCTCATCTCGACGGTGGCGATGGACTGTGCGCCGCAGCTGGAAAGCTCTGGCACCGGCGCCGGCCAGCGGCTGACCCGCGAAGTGGCGCCGGCGCTCTGGCACGGGTCCGTGACGCTTGGCAACCTCACCCCCGCCGAGGCGGCGGATCAGATGGCGCTCGTCGATCTCGCGCGCCAGTCGGGCGCCACGTTCCTCGTCTGCGACCGCACGCGGCCATACCCGTCTCTCGACCCTGACGGCGCGGTCGTCGGCATCGCCACGGTGACGGTGCAGGCGATCGGGGCGACCCGGCGCGATCTGAGGCTCACCGGCCTGCCGCCGAACTACCAGATCCGCCGCGGCGACCTGGTGGGTGTCACCTGGGGCGCCTCGCCGCTGCGCTACGGGCTCCACCGCATCGTCGTGGCCGCGAGCGCGGATGCGACCGGCCTCACCGGTTGGTGCGAGGTCGCCCCGGCGCTGCCATCCGCCCTGGCCGCCGGCGCCGCCGCGAGCCTCGCGAGGCCGGTCTTCATGGCAATGATGGACGGCCCGGTCCGGCGCGGCACGCTCCGCCGCGGGATCGTCGAGGGCATCTCCTTCGATTTCATCCAGACGTTGAGGTGAGAGATGCGCAATCTTCCCGCCGCCGTCGCCTCCCACCTCTCCACCCGGCCCGACGCCGTCCGCGTCCACACGCTGGTGTGGATCACCGGGAAGAGCCGGACCACCGGCCTGCCGGAGAGCCTCGGGCTCTGGAACGGGTTCGACCACCAGCAGTTCGACATCGGGGGCCTGCGCGACTACTACGGCGCCGGCACCATCCTCGGGCTCGACCGCATCACCTATGGCTCCGGGCTCGACGTGCGGATGCACACGATCACGCTCGCCGCAATCTCGCCCGAGGTCGAACAGGCGGTGCGCGGCTACGACGCGCGGCTCGCCCCGGTCGAGGTCCACGGGCTCCTGATCGACCCGGTTTTGAACACCATCGTCGGCGCCCCCTGGCTCGCGCTTCGCGGCTGGGTCGACGAGGTCGATATCCGCACCCCGGCGGTGGACGGCGAGGGCGGCATCGACCTCCGCATCGCTTCGGCCGCGCGCGCGCTGACCCGGACGCTGAGCCTGAAGCGCGGTGACGCGAGCCAGCAGCGCCGCGGCGGCGACCGGTTTCGCCGCTTCTCCGAGATTTCCGGCACCGCCACCGTCGCCTGGGGGGAAGGATGATCGTCCGGCGGCACGACTGGTATTCCCGGCTGTCGGACGCAATCGAAGGCGCCCTTCAACGGCCCTTTGAATGGGGCGTGCACGACTGCGCGCTCTTCGCCGCAGACGCGGTCCTGGCGATGACCGGCGTGGACCTGGCCGACGGTTTCCGCGGGCACTACCGCAGCGCCGGCGGCGCGATGCGCATCCTCGGCCGCGGCGGCTGTGACGATGTGACCGAGTATGCCGCGACGCTCCTGCCGGAGATCGCGCCGGCGCTTGCCGCTGCGGGCGACATCGCGGCCGTCCTGACAAAGGCCGGCCCCGCGCTCGGCGTCCTCACCGGCCCGCTGGTGGCGGTCCCCGGGGCCGGCGGCCTCGGCTTCGTTTCCCGCGGTGAGGCGATCCGCGCCTTCCACGTGCCCTTTGCCGGGGAGGGTGCCTGATGGCCGCCCTTGGCAATGCCATCTACCTCTTCTTCGTCAACATGGGCGTCGGCACGGCGGCGGCGAGCTGGCTGACCGCCTTCGCGGGCCGGATCGCCCTGTCGCTCGGCCTCTCGACGCTGTCGCGGGCGCTTGCGAAGACGCCGGAGGGGCGCCAGCCCGGCATCACCAACGAGGTGACCCAGACCGGCGGCACCGATCCCGAGGCCTTCATCCTCGGCCTCTATGCCACCGGCGGCCAGCTGGTGGCGCCGCCGATGACCCACGGGCAGGCCGGCAAGACGCCGAACGCCTATCTGACCTATGTCGTGGCGCTGAGCGACCTGCCCGGCGTCGCACTGTCGCGGCTCTTCATCGACGGCGACATCGCCACCGTGGGCGGGACCGCGCATCCCGACTACGGCACCCCGGTCACGCTGAAGGGAAAGGCCGACCGGGCCTGGATACGCGTCTACGACGGCACCCAGACGGTGGCCGACCCGATGCTGATCGCCAAATACGGCAGCCATCCCCAGCGGCCGTGGCAGGCGGACATGGTCGGCACCGGCACCGCCTATGCGATCCTGACCTTCCGCATCGACCGCGAGATCTTCAAGGGCTTTCCCACCGTCCGTTTCGAGCTCGACGGCATCCGGCTCTATGACCCCCGCAAGGACCCGGCGATGGGAGGCACCGGCAGCCAGTCGTGGTCGGACCCGGCGACCTGGACGCGGAGCTTCAACCCGGCGGTGATGATCTACAACATCCTGCGCGGCATCGCCGTGCCGGGCGGCGACACCTGGGGCGGAGGGTGGACGGCCGCCGACCTGCCGACGGCCGAGTGGTTCGCCGCAATGAACGCCTGCGACGCGCCGGTGACGCTGGCCGCCGGCGGCACCGAGCCGCGCTACCGCGCCGGCTTCGAGGTCGCCGTGGACCGCGAGCCGGCCGAGGTGATCGAGGAGCTTCTGAAGACCTGCGCCGGCCGGATGGCGGACGTCGGCGGCACGATGAAGATCGCCGTCGGCGCGCCGGGCGTTGCCGTGAAGGCGATCACCGACGACGACATCATCGTCACCGACGAGCAGAGCGCCTCCCTCTTCCCCTCGCTCGCGCAGACCCACAACGGGGTGCATGCGACCTTCCCGGACCCGGCGAGCCTGTGGGAAAGCCGCGACGCGCCGGCCCGTTACGACGCCGCGGCCGAAGCCGAGGACGGCCGGCGGCTCGTCGCCACCGTGTCGCTGCCGGCCTGCCCCTGGCAGCGCCAGGTGCAGCGTCTGATGGTGGCCTGGATCAAGGAGGAGCGCCGCTTCC